TTCTCTTTCTTCCTTGATAAGTTGTACGTCTAAAGTAAGAGCAATACATAGTGATTCCAAAGCAGACCAATCATAGGCTGCTATTTTAACTAATATGTCATCTGGAATACTATGGAAAAACTCAAGTGCTCCTCCAGGACTAATCTTCATAGTCTAGATCTTTAATCCACTTGGGTTGTTTAGGTTTTGGGGTTTTCTTTTTAACTCCATCTAACCAAATTTTTAGTGTTTCGATTTTTTGTTTGTTACTTGTTTTTGACATAAATTTTATTGGTTTAATTCTTTTATCCTTGTCCGACAGATAATTTTTTATAATTGGTTGCGTTTTTAGATTTACTTGTTTTTGTTTTAGCGTGAACTCCAGGTCTGCGTACTTTGGGTTTTACTTTGTAGTGCGAAAATGCACTTGCTGATGATGATTTTTTCTTTGTGGCCATATTCATAAATACATGGCCTTTTTATAAAAATATTATTTATATTTTGTATTTCCATATAAATCCTTTACTACTTTTAGACCTACCATTCAATGCATTACATATGTGGGCTTTTTGGATGTTGTAAAAAGAAGCAGCTTCTTGAGTTGTGGACCATTCTCTTATAAAAGTCCCACCCATATCGTATTGTAAAATAGGTTTTTTATAATATTCTCCTATACTCCATGTATTTTTAGCATTTTGCCAAAAAATTTTAGTCCAATTATTTTTTCCTTTCATAGAAGATGAAATTTTTATTTTAATTTCTTCATCTCTTTTTTTCCCTTTCTTTTTTTGACTCATTTGTATTTTGGATTCATTTGAAAGAAAAACTGGTCCTCCTCCTCCTTCGTTTTTATTTAAAACTTCGAATCCCCAAGCTTTAAATTGATTAATCCAATATGTTTCTAAGGGTTTCCAATCATTTACATCTAAAGATTTTATTTCATCAATAATAGTATATTCAATTTGTTCTCCATATTTTAATTTATGAGGATATTCTCTAGAATTTGTAGTTTTACCTACATAAACTAAATTAGGATTGTTATAACAATTAGTCACGAGATATATTTTTGTTGTCCCAATATCTTTGTCTTGCTTTTTCATCTTGTTTTTCTTTATTTTTCCAATAATAATCATGGGCACGCTGTTTTTTAACAGCTAACTTTTCTTCTTCAGTTAGATATTTTTTTAAGCGTCCCATCGATTATAAATATTCAAAAAAAGATAAAGATTGAAAAAGGATTTAAAGTTTCAACCATTTATTTTTATAATCTTTATTACTTGATGCATAAACAGCATAATCATTTCTGATTGGGCTTCCTGAATTATAGGCACCACAAGCCAATGTCCAATCACCATGAATTTGGTACCATTTACGTAGCATTTGCATACTAATCTTAACATTCAAGTCAATATTAGTTTTCAATTCTTTTTCACTTAAACGACGGTTAACATAAGGATGTGCCCAACGAGTGATAATTTGCATAGGACCTACAGCACCAGCAAATGACTTTTGATAAGGATTATAATTAAAATGAAATGGACCTCTATAGCCAGTTTCCTGGTAAGCTACATTATAAGCAATATACTTAGGAACATTGAAACTATCGCTCCAGTGTTCAATTGACTCGTACATTTGAAGCGATAGTGTTCCTGTTGCTAAATCTAAACGGTCTTCAAAATAATCTAATCTTCTACTAATATTGTAGTACATTATTCCTACAACACCTAGAACAATAATCAAATACCAATTTTTTAATTTAGCAAAAATACCCATAATTATTTAGTTTCTACAGGGCTAGCAATTTTAGTAGCATACATTTTAAAGATAATTCTTCCAATAGAATCACTGTAAATAGTATAACCACCAGTTTTACGATCCATAATAATCAATTTATCTTCTGAATCGATTGCAATACGAACTTCTTTGTTTAAAATAGTTTCATTAACTGCTTTAGGTTTCATCTTCAATTCCTGGAAGTAGTAACCTAGTCCAAAACCGGCAATCAAAGTTGAAGTAACAATGATGACATTCATAAAGCGAGTAAACGCTAGTTTGAATTTTTCTTTGAATTCTTCTGTGAATAGCTTTTTCATAATTTATTTTTGTTGTCAATATAACAACAAAATCTTAAGGAGCCAAATTTAGATTAAGATTTTTTAGGTCTTCCTCTTTTGGCTTTGGGTTGAGGAGTTTTTAACACATTAATAGCGTTAACGATAAGCTGACAGTCCTCATATTTTTCTTCCCTAATATAGTAGGGTAAATTTTCTTCTAATGTTTCGGCAAAATACTTACGTTCGATTGTTATATCGTATATTTCACCTTCCTCTAAACAAGTCACAGTCAATACGTGAATATGTTTTTTGGTTGTTTTTATATTATCTAATATGCCTTCAACAATGGCTTTAGCAATTCTAAAATCCTTACTATCTACTAGTTCCTGGAACTCTTCTGTGTTGCTAACTGTAATTTCGGCTACCATAATCAAAATAATTTAAAAAAGTTTGTATTGATGTTTTTTTCTTTTAGTCTACTAAGTTTTTCTTGTTCTTGTAGAGTCTTAGTAGCTAGTTTTTCTAGGTGTTTTTCTTTTTGAGCATCAAAATCATTTACAATAGCATCATGTTTTTTGTGCTTTCCTTTTTTTAGCAATGGTACTCGTTTTTTTCCCACGGTGATAAATATTAGATTTTTTCTTATTATAATCGAGAAATAAATTCCGAACCATCATCAAGTGGTTTTGGCTCATATAACCCTAATTCTCTTAGACGTTCTTGTGTGTACTCGTCTACTTCCCAATCCACTTTTGAATTATTTTTATTTAAGTGCTCTTCCATTCCCTCCAGTTGTTTACTGGTAAATAAGTCTCCCTGGTAGAGAAAATAGCAATTATAGCAAAGCATTTCTAAGTTTTCAAGTCGGTAATGTTGTTTGTTCCCATCTTTAAAATGCATTATAAGCGGCATTTTATAGTCTAGTACGCGATGCTCATGGAAACCACACGAGTAGCATTCCTCTTTCATATAACCCTCTTGTATCAACCTATATTTGATTTTATTTGGATTAAATGATGATGGATCTAATCTGCCTTCAATTAAATCTAGTAATGCAAATTCTTTTCTTGGACTACCATTACTTAAAAACTTAGGAATACCTTTACCACATTGGTTTTTATGTTGTTCAAACAAATTAGGATAACCAGGTTCAGTAGCATCGTACCTCTTAGCCCACATTTTATAATGTATATAAGAACAATTCAAATAACGCGCTGCTGCTTTATTTGATTTAGTTTTAGCCATAGCAGCTAAAATCATTTCTTTACCAAGTGGTCTTGCTTTTGGCATTATTATTCCTCCTGATCGTTTTTGGGTACTTTTACTTCATTGAATCCATAAGGAATTTCTGTAGGTGGGTCAATAGGATCAAGATAAAAATTACCCATTTTCCTTAATTTGTTTTCTGCCTCCATGTACTTTTTGTAGTCCTCATGTTCCAAATGGATTGTTTCAATCCATGTGTGATCTCCCTCACCTTTCATAATGGTTACTGTTCCTTTTTTCTGTACACTGGAGCAGCTAACACATGTTTTAGCTCCAGGTAAGGCTTTAAGTCTACCTTCAGGAATGATTTCTCCACATTTTACACAATTTGTCATAACTTATTTATCTTTTTTAATTTTTTCTATTCGTTTTAAAAAGTTCCAGAGTTCCTCTGGTGTTTCTACTATTATTTCTTCTTCTGTTTTTTCAACATGGTCATTTAACTTGATAGGCATTAACTCACCTTCTTCATTAAATCGATTATATACCCACCATAAAATAACATCCGTTTTCCATTCACCATATTTTACATAAAACAGGTTTTCAATTACTAAATAAAAAGGTTCGTCATAAGTAGACATATCCATATTAAAATCCTCACCCAAAACATTGGTTCGTTCCCAACATTGGTCTAACAAACCTACAACATTAATGAATATATCTTTTTCACTAAGGTTGGGTTGGTTTTTAGATTTAATATTTACATTTTTACCAAAATTCTTCATATAATTGTTTTAACACCAAATATTTTTAAAAACTCTTTTAGTTTTAATTGTTTACGTTCAGCAAAGTATTTTGCTGCCTCCAATCTTGAGAAACCAACTGTGCGACCAATTGTTTCTTGTGATTTGTCTCGTTTATTATAAAATCCAAATATCATAAAATAAATTTTGCATTTGTTTCTGGGTGTGGATAAATATAGTTGCCCCATTTGTATTTTGCATACTGATGGCCTTTTTCCTCTGCTTGTTGTCTTTTTTCACCATTTGTTGAAACTGAAGCAAAATGATAAAAATGACAATTATAGGCTCTAATCATTTTTAGTTCTGACATAGTGCATTTTAGGAAGAAATCCCAATCAGCTACCATTCCCGCTTCATAATTTTCGTCCCAACCACCTAATCTTAGGTAGTCATATTTGTTCATAAAAATAGGTAATGTTGATCCGGTTTCATCGGTTTTGTCTTCGGATACTTCTTTTTCATAGTCCCAAAATGGCTTCAAATCAAATGTTTTTGGATCTGTTCCTAAATCTTTTATGTTAAATTGTTTAAATATAGATTTATAGGGTTCAATTTGGTTAGGAGAAATTACTGCCCCTTCTACCCAATTACTCAATAAATTTACATCCCAATTTTTAGGAAACACATTATCATCGTTTACAATTAGGATTTTATTGTATTGGGAGTTGTAAACACCCAAGTTAGTACCTCTACACAAACCAGCATTTTCCTCTAAAGTCAAAACATCAATATGTTCAGACCACTTTTCTAAAACGTCTTTATTTATATCATAAAAACCATCTACAACAACAATAATTTGGTTTTTGTTTTGTTGCCCCTCAATACACGATTGTAAACACAGATCAAGTGCCTCAGGAGATTTGTAGGTTGGAATGATTACTGAAATATATGTTTTTTCCATTCTGCAACTAGGTTTTCTTGTTTTACTTTATATAAAGGAGCTAACCACATTGTTTCACCATGCGTTGAAAATGTATTCAAAGGACATAACAAAGCATTTCCCTTATCTCTTAGTTCCAAAAACATTTTAAAATCATCGGGGTAATGACCTTTGTTGGTATGTTTCCTAAGAATGGATTCATCCTCTCTCAACGTTTTTACTGTTGATGCAAAAGTCATAGTTGTGCTATTGAACATTCCAAACAATTGTGTTTCTCCTCTATAGATTCTTGTTAAATAACCTCCATCCTCATCAACCTCGGGATTACCTCCTTGACTTGGTGGCATAAATTTATCTGGGTGAAGATACAAAGTAAGATATGGGGCTCCAAGCTTAAGTCCCTCTTCTATTATTTTAGGAGAACCCTGGAGATGAATGTAATCATTTTCTACAAAATAAATTATTTCATTATCTTCAAATTTTAATGCTTTATCTAAAGCCAAGTTAAAGGTACCAGCACCATGTCCAACACTTACCTTTCTAATATTAACAGGGTCAATATATTTTTTAATCATAGTAATAGTATCATCACTACAATTATCTGCTAATATAAGAATATCGTAAATATAATCAAAGAATACGTTACAAAAGTTTTTTAAACAATTTTCATTGTTAACGTAATCTGGTTTTACTTTGTTGTATCCTGTATCGGATATGCGGTAGATGATTTTCATTTGATTATTTTTATACCTGTATAATCTATTTCTTCAATATTGGGAGAAAAGTTGTGTGATTCAAAATATTCATCAACAGCTGTTTTAGATCCCTTCCAGTGACCATAATCATCCACTATTAAAACACCTTTTTTAATTAAATGGGGGTATAAAACTTCCATTTCTTTTTTTGTAGATTGGTACCAATCAGTATCTAATCTAAGAAGACTAATTTTATTAGGCACGTTATTTTTAGAATTTAAAGTCTCACAAACATCACCAATAATGTATTTTATACGTTCGTTTGGGAATTTTGAAGTAGAGAGATTTTGTTTAACTTCATCCAAAGGAAAATAACATAAAACCTGAGGTAGTATTTCTGATGCTTTTCTACCATCCAAATCAACATCAACCTCTTCAGGAACAGTCATACCCTGGAATGTATCGTAAAGCCAGACTGTTTTGTCTAATATATTGTGGAAATATAGATATTCTAAAATTCCTAAAATATTACCCCCTTTCCAAACACCACATTCAACAATATCTCCCTCAATATTATTTAATCTAATATATTCTAAAGAATTAAACAACTCATTAATTCTCTCAATACTAGTCATAGTATAGGGGCGTACTATTTCTAAAAAATGGTCTTGGGTCATTTTACTTTTTCACTATACAAAATGAAGGACAACCATCTTTGGTCAGGTATTCAATTTCTAGGTTTTTTTCTCTACAAAAATCATCAACTGCATTTTTGGCATCATGAATATAATC